GGTACAAACTTTACAATCACTATTAATGCTGGTGTGACAACAATCACAACAACTGGCACAACAGGTGCGGCCGTGGCTTTCGACATCACAGGCGCTGGTGTTACAGGTTTATCAGCAAGAGCAGTTGGTGGTTTATTGTCGATCTATTACGATGGTTCAGCAGATGAAGACATTCAAATCGCAAGTGGATCATTGAACACAGAAACTGCATTAGGCATTAAGCCAGGCACTTACTATGTGCCAGCATTACAAGTGTCAGCACACACTTCAGTTCCAGAATTTAAATCAACAGACACAAACCCAAGACCAACAGGTTCTTTATGGGTTAAAACAACAACACCTAATTCAGGTGCTAGTTGGTCAGTGAAAAAATTCAACGGCACAACAAAACTATGGGAAGAAATTTCAGCACCAATCTACGCAAGTAATGAGTCTGCTCTATACAACTTAGACAGAACAGGTGGTGGTACAAATCTTGCTGTAGGTGATTTATACATTGATTGGAATCAATCATCTGGTGCTACTTTAACACAAACAATTATGAGAAGAGAATCAACTGGTTCTACTTCAATCACTAGTTCAGTGATTGCTACACAGGTTTCAGCAGGTGCGGCTTCGTTCACTATTGCTGAATCAATTGTTGGTCAAGCGGCATTAAATGCTCCTATCACTGTAAGTGTTTCACCAACAGGTGCGGCAACTGATGCTGATTTAATAGCAGGTGCTATTAATGGTTCGGGTTTCACAAACATCAAAGCCAGTGTAGATTCAACTAATAGAATTGTAATTGAACACACAGCAGGCGGAGACTTTGTTATTGTGGACACAAACAGCATTTTAAATGATGCTGGTTTTGGTGCTTACAACTACACTAACAAATCAGGAACTCCAAATTTATACGCAGATGGTTCAAACCTAAGAGCAAGTAACTGGAAAATTTTAACATACACAGCCAGCGACACAGCAGTGACAACTACTGCGGCAGATGGTCAATTATGGTACTCATCAGTTATCGACGAAGTTGATATCATTGTATTAAAAAGCATAAATGGTGTACCAACATGGAAAGGTTACTCAGCAGTAACAGATTCTGATCCAGCAGGTCCAACAGTATCAGCAACTGCTCCAACTGTTCAATCAGATGGCACAGCACTTGTAGAAGGTGACTTATGGATTTCAACAGCAGATTTAGAAAACTATCCAACCATTTACAAATGGAATGCTTCTACACTAAAATGGATTGAAGTAGACAAAACTGATCAAACAACAGAAAACGGAATATTGTTTGCTGACGCAAGATGGAGTACAACAGGACAAAATGCAACTGCGGCTTCAATTGCTGATTTATTATCAAGCGATTATTTAGACACTGATGCTCCAGATCCAGCACTTTACCCAGCAGGTATGTTGTTATGGAACACAAGACGTTCTGGTTTCAATGTGAAAAAATTCCAAAGAAACTATGTGGACTTGACAGCAAAAAACACTAGAGGTTCTGATGCTGACACAGTAATGGATGACTACTATCCTCACAGATGGACAACAGAGTCTGCTAATCAACCAGATGGTTCAGGATCATTTGGAAGAAAAGCACAACGTAAAGTTGTTGTACAATCTTTACAAGCAATGTTAAATTCTAATCAAGAGATTAGAGATGACGAATCTAGATTGTTCAATTTAATGGCAACTCCAGGTTATCCAGAATTGATCGGTGAAATGATTTCACTTAACAATGACAGAGGCTTATCAGCGTTTATCGTTGGTGACTCTCCGATGAGATTAACTCCAGATGCTACAAGTTTACAAAATTGGGCAACCAATGTAAACCTAGCAGTTGAAGACAACGACAACGGTTTAGTTTCAACAGATGAATACTTGGGTGTATTTTATCCATCAGGATTCACAAGCGACAACTTCGGTAACAATGTGGTTGTACCAGCATCACACATGATGTTAAGAACAATTGCGTTAAGTGATCAAGTTTCTTTCCCTTGGTTTGCTCCAGCAGGCACAAGAAGAGGCGGAATCACAAATGCTAGTTCAACTGGTTATATCAACAGCGAAGGCGAATTTGTTCCATCAGCATTGAATGAAGGTCAAAGAGACACATTGTACGCAAACAATGTTAACCCAATCACTTTCATAACAGGTGCTGGTTTAGTCAACTACGGACAAAAAACTAGATTTGCTGGAAGTTCTGCACTAGACAGAATCAATGTTGCTAGATTAGTAATTTACTTAAGAAGTCAATTGAACAAATTGGCAAGACCTTATGTGTTTGAACCAAATGATAAAATCACAAGAGATGAGATCAAGGCTCAAGCAGAAAGTTTATTACTTGAATTAGTTGGTAATAGAGCAATCTATGACTTCCTAGTTGTGTGTGACGAATCCAACAACACACCTACTAGAATTGATAGAAACGAGTTGTACTTGGACATTGCGATTGAGCCAGTCAAAGCAGTTGAGTTCATCTACGTACCATTAAGATTGAAAAACACTGGTGAAATAGCAGGATTATAATAAGATAAATATTATAGGAGAAACAAATGAGTATATCTACACTATCAAAAATTACAGTACCTTTAGACAGTAACCAATCTGCTTCTAATCAAGGTCTGTTAATGCCAAAGTTACAGTATCGTTTTAGAGTTACACTAGAAAACTTTGGTGTATCTACACCGACTACTGAACTTACAAAACAAGTTGTAGATGTAACAAGACCTAACTTAACTTTCGAAACCACAACAATTGATGTTTACAACTCTAAAGTATATCTAGCAGGTAAACACACTTGGGAAACTGTAACACTTACATTAAGAGAAGATGTTTCTAACAATGTTCAAAAACTTGTTGGCGAACAATTACAGAAACAATTCGACTTCTTTGAAATGAGTGCGGCGGCTTCGGGTGCAGACTACAAATTCGTAACAAGAATTGAAATTACAGACGGTGCAAATGGTGCCAACCAAGTAAATGTTTTAGAAACATTTGAACTGTACGGTTGCTACATTGAAAACGCAAACTACAATCAGTTAGCATATGGCACAAGTGACCCTGTAACGGTAACATTGGCATTGAGATATGACAATGCTATCCAAACTCCACAAGGTACAGGAGTTGGTACTGCTGTAGGCAGAACCATCAATACGTTAATTACAGGCGGCGGTCAGTAATTTTCGTTAGCATTTATAAATTTAAAGGGGGCTTCGGCCCCTTTTTTATTTTTAAAACATCACATTTTTCCCACACATAAATACAATATATGGCAAACTTACTCAAAGGTTTTTTAGATAATGTGTTCAAAGGTACCTTGAATCCAAAAGGTAATTTGGCAGATTTTGCCCATGCCTCAAGATTGTATGTTGATGACAGTTTTAGATTAGCACCCAAACAAAAATTTTTATATCATGTGGTATTCAACATAAATCCAAATGCAAAAATTACTGATCCACCATTAAGCAATCATCAACGTGAATTGAATATGTTGGTAAAAGCAGTGGACTTACCTCAATACACTGTGGATATGGTGACTGCTCAGCAGTACAACGTTAAAAGAAAAATTCAGACCAAGATATCTTACGATCCAATCAATATCACTTTTCATGATGATAATTACGGTGTGACCACAGCACTATGGGAAACTTACTATAGATATTATTACAACGATGGTAACTATGGAGAAAAAGATACACAAGGAAATCAAGGTACAAATACAGATAGAGCCTACAGCAAACGTGCAGGACTAACTAAAAAAAGAAATACAGAAAATAGATTTGGATTAGACACATCCACTAAAGGTCCGTTTTTTACCAGCATACAAATCTATCAGATGGCAAGAAAAACTTATACTTGTTACACTCTAGTGAATCCTATTGTTCAAAGATGGCAACATGATTCTATGAACAATCAAGAATCTGCTCCGGTACAAAATGCTATGACTGTGGAATACGAAGCAGTTTATTACTCTAGAGGTAGAGTCCAAGCCAATGGCGCTCCAGCAGGATTCGGAGAAGAACATTATGATAAAACTCCTTCACCTAATTCATTATCGGGTGGAGGTTCAACAAGTTTACTGGGTACAGGTGGAGTGTTGTCAGGTTTATTTGGAGCCAATGACGGACCTTACACATACATCGGCAGTCAGTTGGGTGGCGGTAGAGGTGGCATCACATTGGGTTCAATTATTAGAACTGCCAACAGATTAAAGAACGCAAAAAATTTAAGTAAAGAAGGTTTGAAACAAGAAGGTTTTAATATTTTAACTGGAGCAATTGGAAGAATTGGCAACACATCTGACCAAGCATACGGTGTGCCTAATACTTTTATTGGCAGAAGTGCTTCTAATATAGGTTCAGGATTAAAAGCCGTAACCAAGGCAATAATAAGGAATAGATAATGTCAAACTTACCTAAAAATAATACCGATAGTGGTCAACCAGTAAAAGAATTTTTTAATAATTATTTTAACGACACACTTGCCTTTCCAAGCAACGATGTTGATGCAGTGGTTGGATTTTTTGAAGGAAGAGGTTTTGACAGAACAGCCAGTATATCCACTGCCACAGTGATACTACAACAGGCAAAAATAGATGGTGTTAAAGTTTTTGAATTATTAGACACATTGAAAGGTGTAGACAAAGTTCAATTGAGTTACATTGTCACAGAAATTTTGAATCATAACAGATCAAACACTTCTTCATTAGGATATAAAGTTAATACTGAAAATAGTCTAGCGGAAAAAAGAAACATAGTGGTGTAACCCAATGGCGAAGTTCGCTCAAGGAAGATTTCAAATTAAAAATCCAGACAAATATATTGGCGGTAGAACTCCATTGTACCGAAGCAGTTGGGAATTTGCTTTTATGAGATTTTGTGACGAAAGTCCCAGCATAACAAAGTGGGCCAACGAATCCATAAAGATTCCTTACAAACATCCACTCACAGGAAGGTTCACAATATATGTGCCAGATTTTTTTATTGCCTACACAGATAAAAATGGAAGACCGCATGCTGAAGTTATAGAAATCAAACCAGAAAATCAAACACTCACAGAAAAAGTTGGCAAAAGCAGACACAATCAAGCACAACTGATCATAAACAAAGCCAAATGGCAAAGTGCTCAAATGTGGTGCAAGAACAAAGGTTTTAGATTTAGAGTAATCAATGAAAAAGATATCTTCCATAATGGTAGACGAGGATAATACCAATCAATAAATAATTATATGACCAAAAAATTAGAAGAACTGCTTAACCTACCCGAGTCGCAAGAAATTGTAAAAGAAGAACAGCAAAAAGACAAAGTGATGGACGACAAAGCAGAGAAGAAAAACAAAAGTTTAGATCAACAAAAATCTACAATGAGAGACATTGCTGAATTTGATAAAATTGCGGCGGCACTACCAAAAGTTGAAGGTTTGGGCGAGATGGGTGATTCTGAATTGGATGATGTGGGTAATAGAGCAATCACAGCCTATGAAGATCTTATGGATTTAGGCATGAACGTTGAAAGTAGATATTCTGCTCGCATATTTGAAGTGGCAGGCAATATGCTTAAAACCACACTGGATGCTAGAGTAGCCA